GAGGCTGTGCATAGATGCAATAGCGGTGAAATTTTCAATATGTTCAATAGTGTTGTGCACGCACTTGATGTGATTAAGACTAAGCTTGAGAAGGATGCCTAAATTGGTCAAAGAAGTGTACGGATATCATACATAACGCATCTGCAATGTCATGCTTTCTCTCATATGGAATATCATCTTCAATATACTTGCTCGCAATAGAAACCACCCGCTCCTTGCGCTCCTCATAGTTGAGGTGTCGCATACCAAAATGTGTATGCATGCTCACAGGTGAAACAAGAACAACTTTATCTTTGAACATGTAGTGTAGAAGTATTTCGATATTTGTGAATCCTCCTGGGGGTTGTCGCTCTATAAGTATAGTATCCGCTTCCTCAAATATATGTTTGTGGTCATCTACAAATAAAGGAATGAGGTCTACAAAGTCATTTGAATAGATATATTTATAATCTTCAAGACTTACCTTTTTTAAGAATGTAACCGTAACCTTCGGACCCTTTCCACATTCGGCAAGAACGAGACCCATATTGTGGTACCCAATATCTATGGCGAGTATCTTCATGTCTTTATCTGAAAAATATTCCTTAACTAATGTAATGAAGAATAAGACAAAGACGCAACTCCTTTGGTCGGCCCTCGCTGTACTTGCGCTCCTTGTGGGATATATGCACCAAAATCCAAAAGTTGTTAAAGTACCAGTCGAAGTACCCGTACCTGTGCCCGTACCACCACGTCCAACCCAAAGACGTGAACCCGAGTTTAGAGGTCCACCAATTAAGCAGTACAAACCTGGATACATGCAACAGATGGGTATTCTTGTAGGTGCTGGTGAAGAAACGCTCCCCCTTTACGGGAAAGAAGTTCGAGGCCGTCGTGACCGTTACCACTACTACACCACAACTGGTGGTGAAAACCTGTACCCAATCCCAGTGAGTCACGGTGCTCGGGACTGTATGGAGGACATTGGATGTGAAGAACTCTACGGGAATGAATCAGTCTCAGTTTTGGGTAAGACTGGTGCATACACGGTGAATATGTACAGGACGGATGACTTTTTCTAATTATTTTGGAGGTGGTGATGGTCGAGTAAACCGATCGTAAGTATCTTTAGTTAACATCACAGATGAAAAACTACTTGATACACAACACACAGCCAACATCATCATAATGGGTGGACTTTTAAATGGGAAACCTATCATGCGTTGGACGACCATAGCCGAACACATACACGAACATAATAAGGATATTAAAGTGCTCACATCTAAATCTTCGTTCTTATCAAACGCAGTTTTAGGTGATTTGATTAAATCTATACCAGGTATAGATACACCAAGTGCGTCTAAACCTAAAGCTCCAAGTAGTATGGGTAATACCATTTACTATACACTAACAAAAATTATTTTTGAGCATATCATATTCCCTACCCTGAAGTCCTGTAGCCTTTGAGTATTTTGCTTTAATTCTCAAGAGTTCCAAAATCGTATCATCTTCTAAATGTTTACAAAAGTCCCTCTTCGCGGCGATATCATCCAGTTGACCCATCTCTTTACGAGCTTGGATGTAGGGCCAAGTATGTCTTCGGAGTGATTCAAGTTCGAGCTCAAGTTGTATAAGCTTTGGAAGAATCACATGTCTTATGAGCTGGTTCGTGTCGTGTAGGTCTTCACGCCACTCCATCGTATATTTAAAACGTTTGATATCTTTAATTTTGTGTGTATCTTAAAAGTTTAGGTCTACACATAGGTAATGAAGACCCTCAAAAGATTTGGGTATTGGAGTCCAGCCCCCATCCCAGAGCACAGGCGCAGATATCGCATCATTGCCGCTCAAAAAAGTGAAGACATTCACTATGAAATGAAAAAGCGAGAAATCACGTGCGCGGCTCTCGAACATATGTATTTGTCCCCATCTTTACGCGAACCAAAGAAAATGACGGTAAGACAAATGCGTCTCAAAATGCTTTTACACGAAGCCCTTGATGTTGCACACGCCATCTGTGCACGTGAAGATGCCGATGAATGTTTATGGGCTTGGGAAATCGTTGATGAAATTGACGATGCGGCAACCAGGGCTGGGGTGTGGTACAGATAATTTTAGTGTGTTATAGTACATGGACTACAATACACTCAAGGACAAAGTAAAAAAAATGGGTCTCAGGGTAACCAAAAACGTCAAAGGTAAACGCGTCAAGCTCACACACAAGGAACTCGAGAGAAAGGTTAGTGGTCTAACTCTCCAGAATCAAGCCAGGAATGCTACCAAGTTTATTCGTGTGTGTAAAATGGTTCTCAGAGAGGCTGGGCCAAATACACCAAGAGTACAACGCGTTGCCCAACCAGTGCGTATGTCACCGAGACGCGCAGCTCCCCCACCTCCACCACCACCACCCCCAATGGGCCTAAACCCACGGGCAGCACTTTTAGCTAATCTTAAGGCTAACCTAAAGAAGCGTGGCCTCGCAAAGAATTAACACCCAAGTCACGTGATATAATTACATTTTCAAGTTCAAAAATGCCCCTCACCACCGAAAAGAAGCAGTTCCTCAAGAAGATCGGTGGTGGTCTTCGCGTTCTCATGAGTTGTTCATACAAAGCTGATGAGATTGCGACCGATCCCGAATGTCCCGTTGAAGAGTTCATCAGGGATAATCTCATAACCCATGGCCAGTTTTCGGAAGCAAAGTTTAATACAGTGGTGGATACCGCACGCAATGAAGATCTCGTCAAACTTCTCGAGTATTTTGACGACATGGACATGTATATGAAACGTGCGTATTACGAGGCAAGTTTGCCCATGGATGATGAATATGCGCCTCTCATTGATAATGGAACGTTAGTGACTTTTGATGATTTTAATTCCAAATCTTTTTAACATAAATCTATTGACATCCACAAAGTTTGGTTGACTCCAGAGGTACCATCGTGACCAGAAACCAGCCCCACCAATACCACTCAATTTCCAATCCTCCTTGTCGCTTCTATCGATATTACGCATCATTCTGTGTATCATTGCTGGATTACGTTCAGCCACTATACGCTTGGGGATTTGTCCACCATGTCTAAGGACATATGAGCGCATACGTGAAGGATTCTTGTGTTTGGTGTAGTCTGAATACCCACTTGCACCAAAGTCAACAGTCCTGCCGTCTTCTAAAATTGCCCTGAACTTCTTTGTAGTGTTTGGGCTACGAATAATTTTGACGCGCATACTTACAATCTACAACTACTTTAATTTCGGCAGGCACCACAGTAGCCCTCCTTCTTGGGGAGGAAGAAGAGGTGTTCCTCGCCACGCTTCACGCGGTACATGTGGTCATACATGTGGAGGAGAGCAATCGCGAAGACCGCAGTCGATACGACAGCCTTGTTCATCTTACGCACCGTGAACGCATAGTATGCAATCATCGCCGCGATGGTCAACTGAACAAGAGTCATCGTTGGCATACGAGCCTTGGGTATCAAAAAGCGTTCTTCCAATTGTGGGGTGTCCTTGGTAGGTTCTGGGGTGAATCGTTCCATCTTCGCGCCGTAACCTGGCATTTTTATTTTATACTGAGAAATTAATGTGGCGTGTCCTGTTGTTACCAGTCGTTCTGGTTCTTCATGATTATCTCAAATCCCCAATAGATAGATTATACTTTCAAAAGCCACTACGACCTCTCGTGGGTATGAGGAATACCCTCATCGACCTTATATACCATAAACTTGATTATGATATCTTGGATTACCCAAATCTTTGGTTTGTCAAGGCAAACTACACTAAGATTCTCTATGAATTTGAGAAGGGGGTCAGTACAGCTAAGAAGCACTACTTTCACACACTTGACCCGTGGTTCAAGACAAATGATAAGTATTACTACTATAATGTCAAGGACTTCCCAGAAATTCAAAAAATAATTGACCAGATTCCATGTGTTGATAAAGAGACTGCAAAGTTCGCCGTGATGGACGCACCTATGAGTATACCAGCACATCGAGCTGAAAGTAATATGATGTTGAGATACCATCTTACGATAAAGAGTGGTCGTGATTGTGTGTTGTACACCGAATATGAGGCACATAGACATCAATCTGGACACGAGTTTTTATTTGACCACTCGAGATTCCACCGAGTCACGAAGCGCGGATTTCAAAAACGAGTGGTTCTTATTTTGGACATCCACCGTTTCTATTAGGTGTTGACGACACACAGCTTTGTACATATCCGTACCACCCACCAATTCAAGTGCATCACTCTTGACGATTCTTTTCGTGAATGGTCCAGGTGTTCCATTGCAGCAGTCCATACAGAGGGCAGAGAGCTTCACGACATCACTCGCCATTGGAATGCAATCTAAGATTTCCCCAAACTTCTTTTGTTGATAGTCTCCATCAAGACCCGCAATAATCACCGATTTGTTAAGAAAGAGACACATCTCCACAAACTCTTTGAGGTTTGTGAAGAACTGGGCTTCGTCAATGGCTACAATTTCAGCACTGCAAAATGCCTCATTGATAATACAATGGGAAATGTGTTTAACTTTGAGACATGGAAATTGAACACCATCGTGTGTCCTTAAGACTTCCTCAGGGGAGCGAGTATCTTTTGAGGAGTTGATGACCACAATCTTCTTACCTATGACTTTGTATCTCTTAAGTCGTCTGATGAGTTCAGAAGTTTTACCAGAAAACATATTTCCCATAATAATTGTGAGACCCATCTCAACTTTCTATAAAATAATCTTTCTTTTTTATAATGGTTGATATACAGCGAGCGTATTTCAACGGGCACAGGGGGTGGATGTCCGCCAAGACTGGTAGAGTTCGCTTTGGTAACACAATTTACTCAAATATTTTGGAAGCCATCAAACATTTGAGTCAAAAATAACCAGCGAAGTACATTTTTATTAAAACCGCACTGGACATCAAACTTAATACAGTTCCAACTAAACAACAATTACACACATTATTTTTACAGACCTC